AGGTTCGTGGGTTCCACCTGATCGTGCTGGATGGCATGCCGCTCAACATGCACGAGATCGCGCAGCGTCTGCACCGCACGCCCGATGTTGCGCTGGCCTACAACGATGTTGTGATGCCGAGCAAGCGCATTGCCATCGCTTGGGCGGGGCAGTCCAACGCGCAGGGCTTTGGCTCGACGGACCGAACGATGGCTGCCGCTGGCGAGCCGATCTTCGATCCGGTTTGGCCGAACGGATCGACCCAAGGCAAGGCGTCCATGCACACGGGCATCACCGAGCGGCTGGCAGCCTCTGGTGTGTACGCTCACATGATCAACACGGCAGTCGGCACGTCCGGCATCTGTGACCATTGGGTGGGTCGCCTGCGCACCTGGGCCAGCAACATGACGTTGGGCCTCGGCTCCTACGTCATCAACGGCGGCGGCGTGTGGAAGGTGGCCGCCAAGCCAACCGGCGTGGCCGGCACGCCAACTGCTCGCACTTCGTTGCAGTTCTCGGCGGGCACCACGGGCCCGACCGGAACGGCTGACGTTGCAGCGACCGCCACGACCCCAGGTTACACCTACCTTGGTGCAGCGACTGCCGCCGATGTCAACGGCACCATCTACGAATTTGGAAACGCTCGATTCGATCCGAACGGGTTCATTGCCGCCCTGGTGGCCGAGTTGAACAAGGCCGACGCGACCGTCTTCGAGCGGTGGGTCGCGATCATGTTCGGGGAGTCCGATTCCGCCATGAGCGTGACCACTGCAGAGTACCGCGCCGCATTGGCGAGCCTGTCGAATCGGGTCATTTCTGCGTGCGGTGCCAAGGTGCTGATCGGCGCAAGCAACCGCACAGACCCGACAGACAGCGCGGCCACGACCGTCATCGACGGGCAGCTGCTCCCTGCTCGCCTGCAAGCCCTGGCAGACCCCAACCTCTCGGGCCGCGTTTTTGCTGGCGCTGACTTGGCGAGTGCCTTGGGCGCGCTGCCTCGCGCCACGTTCGGGCCGACCGACCGCCCAGCGAACAACACGGCAGGCCTGTTCAACGAGTCCAGCGTGTACGTCCACATGAACGATAAAGCGATTCGCCAAGCGGCTGCCGCTTGGTCTGCCGCGTCGCTGCAGGCGCTTGGGTTCTGAGGCAGCCCATGAAAGCAGGCCAACTCAACACCCTGGTGACGATCCAGGCCCCGGCCACCGGGCAGGACGCGATCGGCCAGCCGCTGGCTGGCTGGTCGACGCTGGCGCAGGTCTGGGCCAACGTGCGCCACGGCAACGGCATCGAGCTCGTCAGGGCTGGCGCTCCGGTGTCGGTGGTCAAGGCCTCGATCCGCATCCGTCGCCGAGGCGACGTGACGAACGGCATGCGGGTGCTGGTGGGCTCCACGTCCTACGAGGTCGAGTCGGTCATCCAGGATGAGGTCAAGCGCGAGTACACCGACCTGGTGTGTCAGGTGGTGCGATGAGCGGGGGCAAGCAGTCGTTCTCCATCAAAGCCGACACCTCGGGCCTGGAGCGCTGGCTCGATGAGCTGGGAGACGCTGCCGAAGAGGCTGCGCGCCCAGCCGCTCAGGCTGCTGCGCAGGTGCTCTACGACGAGGTCAAGCGCAACGTCGGGCGAATCAAGCGCAAGACGGGCAACCTCGAGCGATCGATCTACCAGGTGTTCAGCGCCAGCAAGTCGGACCAGGGGAAGGCAACCTATCACGTCAGCTGGAATGCACGCAAGGCACCGCACGGGCACCTGGTGGAGTTCGGGCACCTGCAGCGCTACGAGGTCAGCTTCGACCCCAACACCAAACGCTTCACGACCCACAAGGACCGCCCCCTCGCCGCTCCTAAGCTGGTTGCGGCCCGGCCATTCCTGCGCCCGGCCATGGCCAAGTTCCCGCAGGCCCTGGAGGCCGCGAAGGCTGAGCTGTTCCGCCGCCTCGACGACAAGCTGAGGTAACCCCATGAGCCTTGAATCCGACCTGTCGGCGCTGCTGCTGACGGTATGCCCGCGCGTGTTTCCGGACGTGGCTCCGGCCACCACGGCCAAGCCCTTCATCACCTGGCAGCAGGTTGGCGGCGACGTGATCCAGCCGATCAACGGCCTGCCTGACAAGCGCAACGCCATGGTGCAGATCAACTGCTGGGCAGAGCGGCGCATGGACGCCAACGCCCTGGCGCTGGCCGTTGAGGCTGCCCTGGTGGCTGCGACGGCCTTAGTCGCACGGCCGATGTCGGCTCTGGTCGCCACCAACGACGACGACACCGGCCTGCGTGGAGCCATGCAGGACTTCTCGATCTGGGCCGCCCGATGAGCAAGACCGACAACTCGATCATCGTGAAGTTGAGGGATCGCTTCGACTACGACACCGATACCGGTGCGTTCTTGAGGCGGTCGTCCAATGGGCGCAGATGGTCTGCTGGTGATAGGGCAGACAAGCAGGGCAGCGGGGCACTGAAGTCCTACCGGATTCTCTGCGTTGCAGATCAGAAGATTTTGGCTCATCGAGCCGCTTGGATGTGGGTCCATGGTGTTGCGCCTACTGGACTCATCGACCACATCAACGGTGACAAGACGGATAACAGGATCGTCAACCTCCGGGATGCGGACTCACGCATCAACAACGAGAACAGAAGACTGGCGAGCTCAAGGAGCCGCTCCGGTGTTCTTGGTGTGTTTTCCCACCAGGGCAAGTACAGGGTACGACTTACCGTGAATCGCAAGTCTGTGCATGTCGGCGTTTTCGACGACGTTGAAACGGCCCGCGCCGCCTACGTTGAAGCAAAGCGCCGACTGCACCAGGGTTGCACGCTGTAACCCACTGATGAATCGACCCATACGGGTCAAGGCAGCCACCTTCGGGTGGCTTTTTTGTTGCCCTTTCGGGCGAAAGCACTCGGGCGTTGAAACACCCGGAAAGGAACTACCTTGGCATACAATTTTCCCGAAGGCTCGCGCTTTCTCTTCTCGAACACCTTCGCCGCGGCGAAGACCCTCTCGGCCATGACGAACGCCAATCCGTCGGTGGCCACCTCGACCGCGCACGGCTACGTCGACAACGACGAGATCCTGCTGACCTCCGGCTGGGAAGACGCCACCGACACCGTCTTCAAGGTCGACCAGCTGACCACCGACACCTTCAGCTTGCTGGGTCTGGACACCACCAACACCAGCTTCTTCTCGTCTGGTGGCGGCGCCAACTCGTCGGCCCAGAAGATCAGCAACTGGTTGGAGATCCCGCAGGTGCTGTCCATCGGCACCTCTGGCGGCGACCCCCGCTTCACGACCATCAGCCCCCTGGCCCGCCGCAACCAGATCAACGTGCCGACCGGCTTCAACGCCACCTCCATCACGCTGACCCTGGGCCACGACGCCAGCAACGCCAACTACCAGACCATGCTGGGCATCAGCCGCGCGCTGCAGAAGGTGGCTTTCAAGATGGTGCTGTCCGGCGGCGCCACCACCTACGGCTTCGGCTACCTGGCTGTTTCTGAGGTGCCCGCCCTGAACGTGAACCAGGCCAACACCGTGCAGGCCTCCTTCACGCTGCTGGGCCGCGCCATCAGCTACCAGTGATCCCCCGGGCCTGACGGCCCATGACCAGGCACCGACCCGGCCGCGTTCGCTCTTCGCAGGAGCGGCGCGGCTGGGCACGGGCATTTCTTCCCTCCTGCGAAAGACCACACATGAGCACCATCAAGCTGGGCACCGTGCCCAAGTCGTTCAAGAAAGTCGTCAGCTTCCCGATGCTCGACGGCTCCACCGGCATGATCGAGGCCGAGTTCCGCTACCGCACCCGCGACCAGTTCGGCTCCTTCATCGACGGATTGGTCAAGGATGCCGGCGTGCAGGCAGATCAGGTCGAAGGCCTGGGCATGGCCGGCCTCATGAAGCGCACCACCGACCAGAATGGGCGCTACCTGATGGACATCCTCATCGGCTGGAACCTGCCCGACGAGCTCACCCTCGACAACGCCCGCGCGCTGTCCAACGAGGTGCCGGCCGCTGCCGCCGCCCTGATGGAGACCTACCGCACGGCGGTGACCGAGGGGCGCTTGGGAAACTGAAGGAAGCCGCTGTCGCGCTCTTCAGCGAAGGCGACAGCGGCGCCCCATCGCGGGCGGGTGGCTTCGATCTGGGCTACCTGTACCGCAATACGGAGGTTGAGGTCTGGGCCGAGAACGTGCCCGCCTTCGATCTCTTCGTGGCCGTGCGCACACAGTGGCGCGTCGGCATGGCCGGGCCATCGGGCCTGGACTACGCGGGCGTGCGCGCCTGCATGGACCTGCTGGGCACGCCTGAAGGCGAGCGCCCCCGGCTCTTCGCCGACCTGCAGGTGATGGAAGCCGCCGCCCTCGAGCACTTCCGCAGCAACTGAGACCACACGCCATGACCGACACCCGCAAGACCCAGCTCGAGGTGGGCCTGGACGCCTCTGGCGTCAAGCAAGGCGCCAACGAGGCCAAGGTGGCCGTGCGCGACATGGCCAGGGAGGTCGGCCTGTCTGCTCAGCAGACTGGCAAGTCCATCGAGGGCATGGGTGCGGGCGCCGACGGCGCGGCCAAGAAGCTCGACGGCGCGACCCGCTCGATCATCTCCAGCGTGCAGCGCGCCACCGCTGCGCTTGAGGCTGGCGAGAAGGGCTCGGCCCGGTACTTCGAGACGCTGGCCAACCAACGCGGCGCCAACGTCAACGCCCTCAAGCCCTACCTGGACCAGCTGGAAGAGGCCCGCCGCCGCGCGGATGCCGCCGCTGGATCGGTCGGCCGCATGGGTGTGTCCGCCGCCCAGACTGCCGCAGCCCTGCGTGGCGTGCCCGCGCAGTTCACCGACATCTTCACCAGCCTGGCCTCTGGCCAGCAGCCCATCACCGTGCTGCTGCAGCAGGGCGGCCAGCTCAAGGACATGTTCGGTGGGGTGGGCGCCGCAGCGCGTGCGCTGGGTGGGTATGTGGTCGGCCTGGTGAATCCGTTCACCCTGGCGGCTGCTGCAGCAGCCACGCTGGGCGTGGCGTTCTATCAGGTCGAGGCCGAAAGCAGCGCCCTCAACAAGCAGCTAGTGCTCTCCGGCAACGCTGCGGGCGTCACGGCTGGGCAACTCAATGCCATGGCCGCAGCTGTCGGTTCTGCTGCCGGCAACCAGGGCAAGGCTGCCGAGGTGCTGGGCCTGCTGGCCGCCACCGGCCGCGTGGCTCAGGATCAGCTTGTCGGGGCAGCCGATGCGATCATCCGCCTCAACAAGGTCGGTGGCGTCGCTGTCGAGGACCTCGTCAAGGACTTTGCCGAGCTGGGCAAGAGCCCAGCCGATGGCATCGCCAAGCTCAACGAGAAGTACAACTTCCTGACGGCTGCCACCTACGCCCAGATCAAGGCCCTGGAAGATCAAGGGCAGAAGCAGGCTGCGGCCTCTCTCGCCCAGGACACCTACCGGGTTGCCGTGGACAACATGGCCACCGGTGTCGGCAAGAGCCTGGGGACGGTCGAGCGCTGGTGGAACGACCTGACCTCTGCGGCTGCGCGCTATTGGGACCAGTCCAAGCGCGCGCTGGCTGGTGGCTCACGGGTTGACGACCTGCTCCAGTCTGCCGCCTTCAACCGCCAGCGCGCCGCCGAAGCCGAAGCCAATGGCCGCGGCGCTGGCGCCATGGGCCAGGATTACGCAGGTGCAGCCCAGCGCTACAGGCAGCAGGCTGAGCAGCAAGAGGCCGAGGCCCGCCGCCTTCAGGGGCTCGCCGCTGCCGAGGGCAAGGCTGCCCAGCAGCGCGCAGCGGCCCAGCGCCAGGAATCTGAGCGCATCGCCGCCCAGAAGAAGTGGTCTGAGGACTCGGAGCGCTACCTGTCGCGCGAGGCCAAGCTGCGCGCCGACATCCAGAAGATCCGTGAGCAAGGCGCGAAGGCTGGCGCGTCTGAGGCTGAGATCCAGCAGCGCGTGGCCTTCGTCACCGAGCAGCTGAACCAGAAGTCCGCCCAGGCTGCAAAGCGCGCCGAGACCGCCGCCGAAACCGCCCGCAAGAACGCGCAGAACGACCTGCAGGCCCTGCAGGTGCGCCAACAGGCGGCCGAGCTGGATCTGCAGCTGATGCGCGAGCGTGGCGTGACCGTGTCGCAGCTCAACGAGGGCGAGCGCAAGGCGCTGGAGATCCAGACTGAGCTCAAGACCATCACGGATGCACGCACCCGCTCCATCAAGGAGCAGGAGCTGGCCGCGGCCAACAAGCTGGCCCAGACGATCAAGGAGCGCGAGGCCCTGGTCGAGCTGCTGCGCGCCCAGAAGGAGTTCGAAGGCGCTCGCGACCGCGAGGAAAAGGCTGCCGAGGCATCGGTCGCTCAGATCGAAGCGCGTGCACAAGCGATGGCCGACGAGGTTGCCGCCTTCGGTCTTGGCAAGGACGCGATCGAGGCTCTGGTCATCGCCAGACTGGAAGAGCGCAAGGCCATCCTGGAGGGCTTTGCCGGGTCTGAGGCTGAGGTCGCGCGCATCGAGCGCGAGATCGCCGCCCGCAAAGAACTGGCCAAGCAGATCGCATCCAAAGACGTGCTTGAGGCCAACGCCAAGGCCGCCAAGGACGCGCAGCAGGAGTGGCAGCGGGCCTCTCAGGAGATCGAGCGATCGATCACCGACAGCCTCATGCGTGGCTTTGAGTCGGGCAAGGGCTTTGCTGAGACCTTGCGCGACACCGTGGTCAACATGTTCAAGACCATGGTGCTGCGCCCCATCGTGCAGGCGGTGGTGCAGCCGGTGGCGGGGGCGATCACTGGCGGCTTTGGTGCGACAGGTGGCGGCATTGGCGGCCTCGGCGGCTTGCTGGGTGGCTTGCAGAACGTCTACAGCATGTTCACTGGCGGCGCCACGTCTGGCCTGGCTAACCTGATCGGTGGGGCTGGCAGCCTGTTTGGCGTTGAGGCTCTGTCGTCTTTCGCCGCTGGAATGAAGGGTGCGACTCTGGCAAGCGGTCTGGCTGGCCCGACGACCGCAGGCGCCAGCGGCGCCACGGGCCTGGGTGCCTCCATTGGTGCGGCTGCGCCGTATGTGGCTGCGGCCGCGCTGGCGTACTCCGCGTTGCAGTCGCTCGGCGCATTCAAGGGCGCGACCTACCACACCGGCTCGGCCATCGGCTTCAACGCCGACGGCAGCAACACGGGCCGTTTGGGCGTCAAGCAGACGTTCATGGACCAGCGAGTCTGGGGTGGCTTCACTGAGGTCGACAAGCGGGGCGGCGCGATCTACGCAGATCCGCTGACCTCGATCGGTTCGGCCATCGTCGGCGCCGTCAACAGCACGCTGCAGACCTTTGGCAGCAGCAACAAGGTCAGCGCCTTCGCAGCGTTCGGCGCCGACGGAGACGACGCCTCTGAGGGTGTGCTGCGGGTCTACGGTGCCAATGGACAGGTGCTGGCTGGCAACAGCCGACGCAAGTACGCCAAGAATCCACAGCAAGGGTTTCAGGAGTACCTGGCGGAGGCTGGACGCGTTGCCCGGGACGCTCTCATCAATGCGGGCATCCCTGAGTGGGCCAAGTCGATTCTGTCGAGCCTGGGTGCATCGCCTGAGCTGACAGCAGTCACGCAGGCGGTGGCCCAGATCAACCAGACCCAGGTGGCCATCAAAGCCATGGGCAAGACGTTCGCCCAGCTGTCGACGCTCAGCAGTGAGGCGACCGGCTCCCTGCTGAGTCTCTTTGGCGGGATCGAAAACCTGGTGTCGGCGACCTCGGCCTACGCTGACCTCTACTACACCGACATCGAGAAGGCGCGCAAGACGGCCTCCCAGATGACCGAGGCTCTGCAAGCGGTTGGTCTGACGCTGCCTTCTACCAAGGATGGCTTCCGCAGCTTGGTTGAAAGCCTGGACCTGGGCACAGAGTCGGGCCGCAAGGCCTACGCCACGCTGATGCAGCTTGCGCCAGGCTTCTCGTCGCTGACCGAGGCCATGGCCAACATGGGCGCCGGCATCGAGAGTGAGATCGAGCGGATCAAGGGTCTGTCTGCTGAGCAGCTTGGTGGTGGCTTTGCCGACCTCCAGGCGCGTTTCGCTGTCACCACAGCGCAGGCTCGAGCAGGCGACAAGACCGCAGTCGATGCGCTGCCGAAGATCAGCCAGGCTCTGCTGGCGGCTGCCGAGAACAGCGTCTCGACGTCGATCGAGCTGCAGGCCATCCGGGCGTCAACCCAGGCAAGCCTGGAGGCCACGCTGGCGGCGGTGCGTGCGCTGGCTGTTCCGGGGTTCGCCTCGGGCGGCAACTTCAGCGGTGGCTGGAGGATCGTCGGCGAACGTGGCCCCGAGCTGGAGGCAACGGGCGCGGCGCGGATCTTCAACGCGCAGGACACGGCGCGGATCTTCTCTGCCAAGGGGAGCAACGATTCGGTTCTGCGGGAGCTGGTTGCAGAGGCCAGAGCCCAGCGCCAAGACCAGCGAGCGCAGTCTGCGGCCCTGGTGGCCTACATGGGCCGCGTGGCTCAGATCCTCCAGGCTGTGTCGCAAGACGGCACTGCCCTCACCGTCACAACGGCAAGCTGACCATGCACTTCATCACTCCCGTGACCGTCACGCCGGCCATGCTGGTGTCGTCGTCGCTGACCGAGTCGGAGCACCCGGCCTGGAACGCGGCGACGACCTACGCCGTCAACGACCTGGTCATCTACAGCCAGTCCATTTGGACCCGGCTGACCGCTGGCGTCACTGCCGCCGCGCCGACGGCAGACCCGACAAACTGGCTGCGCATTGGCCCCACCAACCGGTGGGCCATGTTTGACCAGGCAACCGGTACGGCCAGCGTGGCCGCCAGCACGATCAACTTCAAGATCAAGCCAGGCATGGTGCGGGCGCTGGCCCTGCTGGACCTGAACGCAAACAGCGTGACGGTGACCATGCGCAATGGCGCCACGGTTGTCTACACCCGCACCGTGAGCCTCAACACCGGTTACGGCGTCTACGACTGGTACACCTACTTCTTCGCACCCATCGTGCTCAAGCGCACCCTGGTGCTCGACGACCTGCCGCCCTACAGCGACGGCGAGATCGAGGTGACCGTCAACGGTGACGCATCCACCCAGCTTGGCACGGTGGTGGTGGGCGGACTGTTCGAGATCGGGCAGACCGAGTACGGCATGCAGCTGGGCATGCTGGATTACTCCAAGAAGTCCACCGACGACTTCGGCGCCACCACTGTGGTGGAGCGGGCCTATGCCAAGCAGATGACCGTCCCTGTGGTGGTCCGCACTGGTGACGTCGACGAGGTCGCACGCCAGCTCCAGATCATCCGCGCCAAACCGGTGGTCTGGATCGGCTCGACCAAGTTCGACCAGTCCGTCATCTACGGCTTCTTCAAGAACTGGTCTGTGGACATCGTCTACGACCAGATCGTCAACTGCACCCTGACCATCGAGGGCCTGACATGATTCGACCCCTTCCAGATCCGCCATCGCGCGACAACCCTGGCCCGTTTGCTGCGCAGGCAGACGCGCTGCTGGCGGCCCTGCCAGGGTTCGTCGCTGACGCCAACGCGCTCGAGCAGTCCCTGATCTTCGTGGGCACCACCGGCCAGAGCTCCACAGCATTGGCTGTCGGCTCCGGCGTCAAGACCTTGACGGCCAGCACCGGCAAGGCCTGGGTGGTTGGTGCCTGGGTGCACCTGGTGTCCGCCGGCGGCATCGGCAACGTCATGGTCGGCCAAGTTCAGTCCTACAACGTCGACACTGGCGCGCTGCAGGTCAACGTCGGCGCCTTCTCAGGGAGCGGCACGCACAGCGACTGGCTGATCGGTCTGTCGTCGCCGCAGGCGCCGATCACCGCGGCGCTGTTGGCTGCGGGCGCTGTTGCTGATAACCTTGGCTACGTACCCGTCTCCCCGACTGATCTCACCAATCAGGTGGCGACCTCTTTTGCGTCCGTGCCCGGTAAGAACCGGGTCATCAATGGCACGTTTGCGGTGAACCAGCGCGCCTTTGCTGGCGGTTCGCGCACGTCTGCACAGTACGGTCACGACCGATGGAAGGCGGGCTCCGGCGGTGCAACATACACCGTCACGGGCGAGACAGCCACCATCACGGTCGGCACCTTGCAGCAGGTCATTGAGGGCGTTAACGTGCCCGAGGGTGGCACCTACACCCTGAGCTGGTCTGGCACTGCCCAGGCCCGGGTGGACGGCGGCAGCTACGCGGCGAGCCCCATCACTGTCACGGGCAAGACGGCCGGCAGCAACATCACCATCGAGTTCGGCACGGGCACCGTAACCAAGGTGCAGTTTGAGGCTGGCAGCACGCCCACGACCTACGAGCGCAGGGGCTACTCCCAAGAGCTGGCCGCCTGCCAGCGGTACTACCTGGCGATGACCGGGCGTGTCATCGGTGTTGCCGGTGTGGCGGGGAGTTCTGCTCAGTATGCATACGCGCCTCTGGCTTTTCCGGTTGAGATGCGAGCAGCGCCAACGGTCAATTACGCACTCAGCGGGAATGCGAACGTGAGCACAGCCGCACCGCAGGACTCGTCCAAATGGGGATGCTCGCTGGTTATCAATGCTGCCTCAGCAGGCCAGTTCTCAATCAACTTCACCACCCTGTCCTTCGACGCGGAGCTATGACCATGTACCGACTCACCAGCAACGGCGAAGTGATCCGCCTCTCTGACGGCGCCTTGATCCCCAACGACCCCGACAACCGCGACCGCCAAGCCTACGAGGCCTGGGTTGCAGCGGGTGGCATTCCATCCTGAGATGCGTTGTAACCGAATCAAGCCCGCCACTCGGCGGGCTTTTTCATCATGGAGGCCTGATGGCAGAACCCCAGACCAGCGTCACGGCGGTGATCGTTGCGCTTCTCACGCCGTTGACCGGCCCCTTCTCGGTGATCGTCTTCGCGGCCCTGGCCGGCGCCACCTGGCCGCTGGCTGCAGCCGACACGGCCACGCGCAAGCAGGGAGCCTTCCTCCTCATCCGGCTGGTGCTCACGTCGGTGGCGCTGACCGGGTTCGTGGCGTTCCTGGTCGAGCGGCAATTCGGGTTCCCAGCAAACAAGCTGCTGGCGCCGGTGGCCTTCCTGATCGCCTGGTTCGGTGATGCCTGGCGAGACCCGGGCGCCCTGGTCGACAAGGCCACGGCCATCGTCCGGCAGATCAAGGGCGTTCTTGCGGGGGGCGGCCAATGATCTACGTCTACCTCAACTTCGTGCTTTCAGGCGCACTGTGGTGGACGTGCTTCTGCCGCGTGGTGCGCACCGACACCCAGACGCACATGGCGGTGCGCGTGGCGTTCTGCCTGCTTGCAGCCGTGGCCGCTGCGTGCGCCATCGCGCCGTTCGGCGTCTTTGCCCCTGCGTTGCCGGCCGACGAACCGTCGGTGATGCAGCTGGTGCTCCTGGCAGCCATGGTGATCGTGCAGACCCTCACAGCCAAGTTCTGGAAGGACGGAGTCCCCGCCCACTTCCAGTGTGAGTTGGTCGACCGCTCAGACGCCAACGAGGTGCACCCATGATGATCCGCGACGAGTTGCTCGAGGGCGTGCTGCATGGCGCTATCTTCCCGGCGCTGGCTGACCTGCCGCCCAAGTTCTACACGCCCGAGGCGCTGCAGCTGCAGCTGGCCATCGGGTTGCAGGAGTCGAAGCTCAAAGACCGCTGGCAGGTGCTCAACGGCGGGCGCAAGGGCCCGGCGCGCGGCCTCTGGCAGTTCGAGCAGGGCGGTGGCGTCGCTGGCGTGCTCAAGCACCCGGCCACGGCCACGCTGGCGGCTGAGGCCTGCAAGCGCCACGGCGTGCCCGCAACACCTGCCGCC